CTAATCGGTCAGGTCGTGTGGTGCTCGTGCAGATTGACGCTAATGGGACGGAAAGGCGCATTGAGATCGGGTAGAACCACAAGGGGTTGTGGTGGACCAGCATCTGTGGTGTCTCATAATCAGGCGGTTTCTTGTAAATCTATGATTGTGTGGGGTTAGATGGAAAGAGCAAAGTTGACATTTGATGCCTTATGCGACGTTCGCACCACCCGAGAGACCCCCCACCCCCCCCTGGCGCAGATTCGGACTTTGATCGTTGCATCCCTCTCTGACAGAATACCCACTCCTGGACTTTTTCCCCATGGAGGGAGGCCCTGTGGCCGGTCCTAGCCTGAAACGCAATCGCACCCGTGCCAATCGCTTTGCCAAGCCCTCCATTCCCATCCCCGAAGGCGATTTTTACCCCTTCCGTCCTCGGTCCTATCAGCGCAAGATCATCCAGGCCTTCTCGATTGACGAGACTACGAAGCGTCCACGGAGCCGTCATGGGATCTGGGTGGTGCATCGGCGAGGCGGGAAGGATCTCACGGCGGCGGTGGGCATCTGTCTCCCCGCCATGATTATGCGCCCGGGCAATTATTTTCACATCTTCCCGAAGTTCGCACAGGCGAAGAAGGCGATTTGGCATGAGGAGGAGAATTTTCTGGATCGGTTTCCGCCGCATTTCAATCCGAAGCGGATGGAGACCGAGCTGTATGTGGAGTTGACCTTGCCCCCGAAGGGGCAAAAGGGGCGGTATTACCTCCTGGGAGCGGATGATACCGAAACGGTGTCCAAGTTAGTCGGCACCAATCCCCTTGGCATTATCTACTCGGAGGCGGCGCAGATGGATGAGACGGTGCGACGCTTGCTCCGGCCAGCCCTCGCGGAAAACGGCGGGTGGGAGTTGTTGATTTCCACCCCCCGAGGGAAGAACTGGTTTCATAAGCTCTATCTGATGGCCGCGAACAACTCGGAGTGGTTTGCGGAATTGCTGACCATTGCGCAGACGGTGCGGGATTCGGAGACGGATCGCGCCTTAGATGCGACCCGGTTCGGGCAATCCGTCATTCCCGTGAGCGAGATTGAAGCAGACCGCGTGGCCGGCATGACCCAGGAGGAAATCGAGCAGGAGTATTACTGCTCGTTTGAGGGCTATCAGATTGGGACGATCTTCGGTGACTGCATCCGGCAGGCCAGGCAGGACGGGCGGATCGGGCGGGTGCCGTATGATCCGCGTCTCCCCGTGGGGGCTATGCTGGACATAGGGCGCACGGACCTGACGGCTTGCTGGTTCTATCAAGTGTCGGGGAGTGAAATTCGCTTTATTGACTACTGGGCGGCACGGGGTGAAACGGCGGGGAGCACGATTCGGTATCTCAAGGAGAACCGCCCGTATCACTATGCCCGGATTGTGCTACCACACGATGCGAAGGAGAAGCGGTATCAGGCGTCCGACAGCGTGGCCGAGGACTTCCGGCGGTGGTTCCGGGGTGCGGTGGTGGTGGCGGATCGCCTCCCTGTGCAACAGGGGATCAGTGCCGTGCGCAAGATGTTCTCGCGCTTCATCTTCGATGAGGTGAAATGCTCTGCGGAGCAGGGCGTCGATGTGCCGTCGGGGTTGGAGAGCCTCGGGAACTATCACCGCAAGTGGGATGATGAGCACAAAGCGTATAGCGTCGAGCCCGTCCACGACCAATATAGCCACGGGGCCGATGCGCTCCGCGTGGGGATGATCGCGTGGGAAGAGGGCTTGCGTTTTGCGGAGACCGAGGTGTCGGAGATCAAGGTAGAGAGCGATTTTGACCCGCGACGGGTAGAACAGACACGGGGAGGATGGTGATGACGAGTTTCTTCTCAGGGCCGAAAGCCCCGAAGATTGTCATGCAGGAGACGCCCCCCCCGACGATTGCAGATACGGCGGTGCAGGAGGCGGCGGCGGAAGCGGCCCGGAAACGTCGGCGGTCCCGAGGGCGGCAATCCACCATTCTGTCCGACCTCATGGACACGGGGCAGCCGGGGTTACAGCAGACACTCGGACAGTAACAGGATGCCAGCGCACGGTCCTGACATCATCAAGCGCTATCTGCGCCTGAAGAACGACCGCCACAACTACGACGAGCGGTGGGAGCGCATGGCTCCGTTTATCGCCCCGTCCCGCGAGGGCGTCACCTCCTGGCGTAGCCCCGGGGAGAAGCAGCAGCGCGAGGTCTATGATTCGACCACCATGATGGCGGCGGAACTCATGGCCCACTTCATCGCGGGGCACGTCATCAATCCCTCCCAGCAATGGATGCGGCTGCGGATGCACTCACCAGAGATCGACCGCCTCGATCCCGTGCGCGAGTGGCTGGAAGAGTGTCGGGATCGCATCTTGCGGCGATTCGCGGGATCGGCCTTCTATGCTGAGGGGCCAGAAGCCTTGATTGATTGGGGCGGGTTTGGGACGGGCAATCTCGCCATTGAGGAACTCCCTCCACCCGTCAATGTCACCCGCGAAGGCTTCCGAGGCTTCTTCTTCCGGGCGACGAAGACGGGCCGCTTTGTCATCGCCGAAGGGCCGGATGGACTCGTGGACACGGAAATGAGCGAGCATCGCGTGACGGCACGTGCGGCCCGCGATCAATGGGGGGAGAAGAATCTGCCGGAAAAGATCCAGCATTGTCTCGCCTCGGGCAAACTCGATGATGTCTTTACCTTCGTTCATGCAATATATCCCCGGCCCGTTTCCGAACGCGAGGCGGGTGCCCTCGGGATGCCGTGGTCGTCCTGTTGGGTCGAGCACGATAGTAAGGAGATTGTGCGGGAGAGCGGTTTTCGCACGTTCCCACGTGCGGTCACGCGCTACCATCGGACGCCGGGAGAGGTCTACGGGCGCGGGCGGGGGGATCTGGCCTTCCCTGATACCTGGACACTGAACACGGCAAAGCGAATGGGGCTCGAGGACTGGGCTTTGAAGATCCGCCCTCCTGTGCTCACGCGCCATGATTCCGTCATCGGGACATTACGGCTGCGTCCCTCGGCGCCGACGAGCATCAACACGCACGGCCAGCCGATCCGCGATGTCATTATGCCCTTCGAGACGGGCAGCCGCCCCGAGGTGTCGAGCCTCAAAGAAGAAGAGTTGCGGAAGTCCATCCGCCAGATCTTTTACGTCGATCACATCCTCATGCTCATGGAAGTCCAAAAAACTGAGATGACGGCCTATGAGTTTGCCAAGAAGCTTGGGCTGCTATTTCAGCTTATCGGTCCAGTGTATGGGCGGCTGGAATGGGAGTTCTTGAATCAGATCGTGGACGTCTCCTTTGACGTGATGTTGGCCGCGGGCGACTTTCCCCCGCCGCCCCCTGAGGTCTTTGCGTCCGATGGGCAGATTGACGTTGAGTTTCAGAATCCCATTGCCAAGGCGCAGCGGGCGGGGGACGTGGAGGCCATCACGCTCGCCATTGCCGATCTCGCTCCGTTGGGGCAGATCTTCCCGCAGATCTGGGATGGCTTTGATCCCGACAAGACGCGACAGCAAATCTTTGACATTCGCGGTGTCCCCGCCACCGTCGTGCGATCCGACAAAGAGGTGGCCACGGTGCGGGCGGCGCGGCAGCAGCAGGACCAGGCCGAGCAGATGATGGGTGAAGCCTTGGCGGCGACCGAGGCGATGAAGAACGTCGCCCCGATGGCGAAGGCGATGCAGCGTCCCGGTCAGGCCGCATGAGGCGATTTACCGAATGGCTCGCCGCGAAATGGCAGCGACACGATGACCGACTGGCGCACGATGCCCGAGCAACCTTTTCCTCTGAGCCGGGGCGGCGATTCATGCAATATCTGATTGATCGGGTCTATGCCACGGTGTACGAGGGTACGGATGCTCAACAACTCTGGCAGCACAACGCACGACGGGCACTCGTGCATGAGATGTTGGAGCTGATGGACCATGCAGACCATCCCGACAAATACACCCCGCACGTTGAGGAGGGATTATGACGCCCGATGACATCTTGGCCCAGGTCGGTGGTTGGCACGGGCTCTTACCCGCCGATGCCACAGTTGAACAGAATGGGCAGGCGGTGCCGCTGAAGGAACTGCCTGACATCAAAAATGCGAAGGATCTGGTGACGCTGGCCAAGAACTACGTGGAGTCGCAGCGGGAGATCGGGCGGCGGGTGCGTCTTCCAGGCAAGGAAGCGAAGCCCGAGGAGCTGTCTGCATTTCGCCAGCGCATCTACGATGCGGGCATTATGAGCGCCCCGCCCGCCCGTCCAGAGGATTACGGCGTGACGAAGCCCGACGTTCTTCCAGATGGTCTCGGCTGGAATGATGAATTGGGCTCTCGATTTGCGCAGACGCTTCACAAGCATGGGGCACCTTCGGCGCTGGCGAAAGATCTGCTGGATCTCTACGGGGAAGCCATTCTTGGGGCGCAGGCATCGCTAAAAACCTCCTACGATGAGGGCATGACGGCACTCCGCAAGGAACATGGGGCCAACTTTGATCGACTCAGAGAGGGAGCCAAGCGTCTCACCTCGGCGGTGTTCAAGACGCCGGAGGAAATTGAGTTCTTTGAGCGCATGGGGTTGGGCGATCATCCGGGGTTTTTGTCCGTCATCATGCGCCTGGCCCCCCTCGCGGAGCAGGATTCCAGTTTCCTCAAAGATGTGGAGCGACCTGCGGGGGCGATGGCGAGCGATGAGATCAAGGCGGAACTCGCCCGCATTATGAGCGACAAGACGCATCCGATGCACGAGGGGTGGGTCCGGCGCGATCCGAAAGTCTTGGAGCACGTTGACAGCATGTATCGCAAGGGCTATGGTGAGGCCAAGGTGGATTTGGCGGGCGGCGTGACGGTGCAGGGGAGGCCGCAGTAATGCCACAAATGAGCAAGCCCTTGTGGGCCGCACGACGCCGCTTGCAGGAGATGCCCAAGGAGAGGCCTGTGGTGCGCGAAGAGAAACCACACGTTGAAATGCGATCGCCGTCCTATGCGGGGGTGGACGTCAATCATCCCCGCATCGTGGAGGCGATCACGGCACTCTCGAAGCAGGGGAAGCGCGTCGAAGAAATTGCCAAGATTGTCGGGATGCCTGCGGAGGTGATTCGCAAGCATCAAGACGGCGCGTCCTAGCTTCTTTATCTGACCGGGCAGCCCCCCTCGTGGGGTCCGGTGGTGCGCAGCAGAAATGCTGCCGTCTGCGCCGCGTGATGGCGTAGGTGGGTCCGCGTGAGCGGGCAGCCCTCCGGGCGGTTGCGGTTCCCGCCAAATAGACCGCGACACAACCACGATACGGAGGGGGTAGTATCCCATGAGCACATTCACGCGACTGCTGAAACGGCTTTCGGTTTCAGTCGGTTATCTCTTGAATCAGCGCGGGAGCGTGACCGTGGATCAGTCGTGGGTCTATCGGTTTCACGACATGATCCACCTGACCTACCAGCAGATGTCGTCCCTGGTGCAGGGTCGAGTCTTGCCAGGGGTCATTCACCGCGATGTCAAGGCCCAGGTCGATTTCTTTGATCGGATGGGCAACGTCATTGCGAATGACGTAATCTCGCCCTTTGGACAAACCAAGATCCTCAATCCCGACCATTCCCGGAGAGCCACGCGGCTGCAATCGTCTGATGCGGCAGTCCTCGTGTCGGATGAGCACACGCTGCGGGCGATGGTGGACCCGACGAATGACTATCGGGACACCATTGTGGCGGCCCTCGTGCGCCGGGGTGACAAGCACATCATCGACGCCGCCACAGGTACGGCTGAGACCGCCAGTGTGACGGCGGGATCTGGCACCATCACGTTTGGGACACAAACCCTGCCGTCGGGTCAGAAGATCGGCGGGGCCACCGCGATAGACCTGGCCAGGATCATCAACTCGGCAGAGCTGTTGAGCAAGGCGGCGGTGCCGAACGGGGCTGGCGAGCGGGTGTTTTTCTACTCGCCTGGGCAGCTCCGGGACATTCTGGCCATCACGCAGGCGTCGTCCTCGGACTTCACCAAGAACATGATCCATGACCGAGGCACGATCAACGGCGTGGATTGGGAAGGATTCACCTGGGTGGAGATCCCCGATGTAGTCGATCCAGCCCTCACGGTGCTCCAGCGTATGCTGACGCTGACCTCGACCACGCGCAGTTGCATCGCCATGTATCGGGGTGCCGTGGGTCTGGCCATCGGTCGGGAGATCAACACCCGGATCAACGAGCGGCCCGATCTCAACAACAGCATTCAGGTCCGTTCGCTGATGATGATGTCATCCGTCCGGCTGTTTGAGGGCGGTGTCGTTCAAGTGGATACGCTAGAAAACTAAATGAACGGAGGTGAGATCCCATGGGAGCGGTAACGAGGGACACCACCCTCTATGACAATTTGCATGTGAAGAAGTTTATCGCCGATGCGCGGGATCATGTGGGTCGCCGGATCAAGATGCCGATTGACGTGACGATCATCTCGGCGTCCAGCGCATCCGATGTGTACCGCGTCGGCGTCCTGCCCGCGAATTGTGAGGTCGTGGATCTGTATGTCGTGACGGACGGCCTCGGTGCGTCGGCGGGATCGAGCGTCGATGTCATCATCGGCGATGCGACTGATGATGACCGCTATCTGATTGCGGCGGACTTCGATGTGACCGGCGCAAACGGTAGGCTGGCGATCACGGGCATGCGGTTTCGGCCCACAGCAGATACCATCGTGTTGCTCAAGCATGATGCCGTAGCCGTGGTCGGCAAGAAGGTCAAGGGCTGGATCGAATACACGCCGGGCGTGTAGTGGCCGTCTGGAATGCGGACAGTATGACCGCACACGGCTCGACGTGGACATACGGCTGGTATCACGGTGCTGGCAACGTGGCCGGGTTGCTCGGGATCTATGCGGGCAATCCGGCCATCGTCGCCGGTGCGGCTGAGGGCGTGTTTCTAGAAGTGTTGGACGCACGGGCGAAACTCGGGATCGAGGCGGTCGTGTTCGCAGCGAATGACGTGGGGATGTATCTGGATCGCCTCGATCATTGGGTCAGCCTCCATGCGGACCACCTCATGCCGTGGAAGCAGGCAAGGTGGTTGCACCATAAAGGGCCAGAAGATGTCAGGTTTCACGCGCCGCAGATGAGGGATGGGATTGACTATGTGTGGGATGGACTGACACCCATGTTCGCGCTCTCAGGGTATTTCGCCATGCAGATTGCGTATCTCATGGGGTGCGAACCGATTATGCTGTGCGGATGTCCTGGCGATCGGACGCGGCGTTTCTTCGAAGCCGATTCGCGGCGCGATTTCGGCTACGGCAATCACCCCGAAGGTCGAGATACGGGGTGCCGGGAGCAGTTAGAGCAGGCGATGAAACAGCAGCCAGATTTTAAGGCAAAAGTGCGGTCTATGAATGGGTGGACCAAAGCGTTTTTCGGGGGGCTATAAGCTGATGCGAAAAGCACTGACAATCCTCGTGGGTGCTGCGGTGCTCTTGGCCGTGAGCATCGTCGTGACCAGCAATGCCCAGGTCTATATCCGACCAGGGCAACTCTCGCAAAGCTGGACATGCTCACTCGATGGCATTGCGGCAACGTTGACGGAATGTAAAGCAGCTCGTGGGGCAGGATTGAGCCTCTATCTGACGGATGTGGTCGCACAATCCACGACTGCGATTGGGGGTCAATTCCTATTGAGGACTGGGACAGGCACTAACTGTGCGACTGGTACGGCGTCACTATTGCCAAGTGCGGCAACGGTTGTCCGGCTGGCGCATCCGGCAAACACGGTAGAGCCACTTCTCATTAGATTTGTCACGCCGATCAAGACTCCGGCGAACTCAGCCATCTGTGTGTTGGGCGTGGCAACGAATACGGTCACGATTCAACTCTCGGGCTTCACCGCACCATAGGGGGAGGAGAATATGGCGGCATTTACGACGTTTTCGGCATGCGAGACCAGGGCGAAGGCGAAGGTCGCTGACAAGACCTGGATCAACGCCCATGCCGCACGCAACAAAACTGGCACGCTTATCGTGCGTGTCCAGCGCAAGATGAGTCCAGGGAGCGGTCTCGTAAATGGGGGATGGGTCGAAATTACCGATGATGGCACCATCTAGACTCGTCGGTGTATGCAACCAATGCGGCCTCTGCTGTATGCCCTATGGTTTACGGTGTCAACATTTGATCGTGATGGGTGATCCTGGTCAGCCGATGGTGACGGAGTGTGCGGTGTATCACTCATTGCGCTATGACGGGATGCCGATTCTGCTGTTTGACCGCGATGGGCGGTTGGCGGGGGAGTCGAAATGTTGGAAGGGGTCTCCGAAAGAGGATGAAGGGATTATCGAGCTGGGCATTGGGAAGGGATGCTCACTACGCATAGAGGAGTGAGGCGATGGCAGAGGACATGACCCACGAGCAGGCATTGAGTTTCTTAAACCGCATGGACGCTGAGGACCGCAACTTTCAGCAGCAGTTTCAGGCGCGGCAATATGTCAAAGGCGTCATCCAGGCGTACACGGCGGCACAGAAGGGACTGGCCGAATTGGAGGAGCATCAGGCACGGCTAGAGGCATCCATCGCTGGGCTCAAGGCGAGACATACCGCTGAGCGCAAGCAGGTGGAAGATGACATTGCCAAAACGAGAACGGAATTGGAGATGAGCGTTGATCCTTTGCGTCAACAGATTGCAGATCTCAAGACGGAAGCGGCGCGTCTCGATGCGGACCTGAAAGATAAGCAGCTCTTCGGATCGCGGAGGTCGGCTGAACTGCAAAAGGAGATTGAGGCGAAGGTGCAGGAATTGGAGGGATTGAAGGCCGACATCATACAGCTACGCAAGAAGCATGGCCTGGGGGGATAGGCGATGGCGGTCAACAGCAAGGTTGATTGTCTAGAGCAGTTCTACGATAGGGATGTTTTGCTCTTGCCCGATGCGCGGCTCGCCCGCGACACGCACCGCAAGACGCGCCCGTTCTGGCACCGGCTCCTGGGCCGCGTCGAGATGACGGCGTGCTACTGCGTGAACTGCGGATCGCCTGGAGGGCTGATCCTCAATCTCCCGTTCATGTTCTATCTCTGCGACAACTGCGAGAAGTGGGGGAAGCTGCCGGTGCCGGAAGTGCCGGAAAGTGTAGCGAGAGGAACTGATGGGACACACGAGTGACGATCTCTGCATGTGCAGCCATTTGTTCGGTCATCATGCGTTTGAAGGCCACGGGGATCAGGGTTTCACGGGACGGTGCGCTATCGGTATGCCTGATTTCATTATGAGGCCGGGGACACGACAACAGGAGCCGATCCTAATTGACGGGAAGCCTATTCCCAACCCGGAGCGATGCTTATGCACCCGCTTTCGGCCAGGGACCATGCAGATCATTCCAACGGAGGAGGTAAGTTAGATGGGTTTCTACTATGATCTGGAACGGGCCATCACCACGAACGGGACCACGCAAACGCTCTCGACCCACTTGCGGCTGCTGACGGCTGCGGCGGCTGCCGGGGTTTCCCCTGGATGGATCACGCAGCTCTTCGTCAAGGCCCGCCACGGAACCGCTGGGGGATTTACGGCACGGCTCATCACGGCGGCGGTCGCCGGGTCGGGCGGAACAGCGCAGACCCCGCAGCCACGGCATCCTGACAACCCGGCAGCGGACATGACCGCCTTCAATGATGCGACGGCGATCACCCCTGGAACTACGCCTACCGTCCGTGCCTCGGCTGGCTTCGCGCAGACGGGTGGCCAGGGCGCGTGGGTCGCCAATGAGCGGGATGCGGCGATCACCCTCAAGCAGGGCGCAGGCGCAGCGGGGAACGCCGAGGTCGCAACGATTGGTATTGGAACATCCGTGCCGGGTGACATCACCCTGGAGTTTGCTGAAGGCTAAACCAGCTTTTACAAGGAGAGCTGAATGAAGTGTGCGGTCGTCTGTCTCGCGCTCCTGTGTGCTCTCGCCTCCCCGGCATGGGCCGCCGGCGTTCGCGTCGATCTCAACGGCGTGATCTCCTGGGACGCCAACCTGGAAGTGGACCTCGCTGGCTACAAAATCTATCTTACCCGCCAGCCGGGGCAGTACCAGGCCCCGATTGATGTCGGCAACGTCACGAACTACACGCTCGCCCAAGCGGGGGTGACGCAGTACGGCCAATGGTACGTCGCGGCGACGGCCTACGACACGTTTGGGAACGAGTCGCTGAAGAGCGTCGAAGTCCCTTTCGACTTGGCCGACCTCACCGCCCCAAAGGCCCCAAGCGGTGTGAAGGTCGGCCCGCCGGTGAATTAGGGGAGTGAATGCCGTTCTACATTAGCGAGTATATCGGCTCTGGCGCGAAGCTTGATGCCTTCCGCCCCCGCGGGAGTGCCCAGATGGGTTGGAAGGCCATCGACCTTCGGCCCGATGGTGGGGCAACGCTGGATGGCGGCGGTCTCAACGCCTGCCTGTTGTGGCTACCAGTTCACGATCCCGATGTCAGGCTTGATCGCATTTCTGACGAAACCAAGGAAGCACTTTCTGTGGCGACGAAGCAGCGCATCCGAACCAAGTTGAGCGTGGACCTCCAGGCGGCGACGTTGGAGGATGCGGTCTTGGAGCTGATGATCCTTCCGCCAGCGAACGGGTGGAAACCTCTGCGGGCAAGCCGGATTTCCGGGCTCTTGATGGTGCATCTCGGCCCCGTCGCCAAGGCCCTACGGGTCATCAGTGGTGGGGCATCTATCACCGAAGATTGGAACTGTGCGGACAGCACAAACCTGACCTGCGATTTGACGTGGACGGAGTACAACGGGACTGCCCTTGGCATCGTCGGGAACCGAGCCAACATCAGCGGGGGTGTGGGATTTAATTCGGCGCGGGCGGAGCATGACCTCTCCACCGATGACCACTTCGCTCAATTTGTGATTCCGACCTTCACTTTCGTATCCAGTCTTATATCCGCAGAGGTGGTGTGCCGACTAGATTCTGGAGGTGTGAATACGGATCAGTATCTCCACATTGTTCAAAACTCTGGTGGTGTAATGGATCACGTCCTTCGCAAGGTGGTGGGTGGTGTTGATACGGATCTTGATACTGATCCGACCGATTGGGAGGCCAACGAGGTACTCCGAGTTGAGGTGGATGGAAGTACGATCATCGGGCGTCGAAACGGGGTGATTATTAACGGCCCCATCACCGATACGGCGATTGCGGGCGCCACACGGACACGCTGCGGAATCAATGCGTATTCAGACGCAGCCGGAAACGTGGTGGAGGTGGATGACTTCCAGGCCGCAGATTTGATCGCGGCAGGACCAAATAAAATCCCATTTCGTAGCGGCTCCAGACCCGCACCATTTGCGCCGGGGGTAGGCTTATGAGCAGACAGTATTGGAAAGAACTGCTGACGTGGGAAGTGACTGATGGCACAGCCATCGCCAACACGACGACTGAGACGATTATTTATCCGAACGTGACTATTCCTGGAAACTACATGGCTGATGGCCGCGCCCTGCATCTTGTCGTCCGTGGGAAGCATTCTGTCGCGGCGGCGACCACACCCACCTTGACCTTCCGGTTGCGGTGGGGAGGAGTAGCAGGAACGGTGCTCACCGCCTCCGGTGCGATGGTTACGGGATCGGGCGTCACCAACGCGATGTTCGCCCTTCAACTATGGATACAGACGCGGGTGAACGGAGCATCGGGGTCTCTCCTGGTTATGGGGGAGGCTATTCTGTGGGACGATGCGACCACCACAGTCGGCTCGGCCACGAACAACCAGGCACACGACCCAATGGGCTCGGCTGGCGTGGCGGCACCCGCCGCTGTCACTGTGGACCTCACTGCCGATATAGCTTTGGCGATCTCGGCGCAGTGGGGCACAGCTTCAGTGAGCAACACGCTCACGGGAATGCAGCGGTTCCTGGGTTCGCTGAACTAGGAGGGTCTCATGGCGGAGAACGCGAAGCCCCCATTGATGCAGTTGGTTATCACCTGGAATGGCCCAGGCATGCCTGTGAGCGTGACCGGCCCCATAGACGACAGGACACTCTCCTACCCCATGCTGGAGATGGCGAGGGATGCCATCTTCGAGCGATACCTAGAGAGCAAAAAGCGTATGGTCGTCCCCCAGGTTCACGTTGATGCGAGACTCTAATGTCGGATACGCGGTCCATCGTCTCGACGCCCTACGACGGTCGTGGTGGCGTGGTTACTCGGGAGACGACCCTCATCTCAATCGCCTCCTCGATTACCGAGACCGACATCTTCAACCGCATCATCTCGAAGAACATCATGGGCATTCATCGGATGCTGCGTCTCAGTCTTATCGGGGCGAAGCTCAACAACTCCGGGGCGGCGGAGGCGGCGTGTACCTTCCGGGTCTATGTCGGCGGTACGCTCAGATTTCAGGATACTCTGGCTCTCATTGCCACGAGTGCCACCTGGGTGCCCTTCAACGTGGAGGTCTGGTGCGCGATGCAGGATGCCTCCAACACGATGATCCTTGGGGGCAACCTCTTCTTCGGTGTGACGGCTGCGCCCAACACTGGCATTGGAGACACGACTACAGACGAGCAATCCGGTCTAGCCCCATTCGGGTCAGCCACGGGGACAACCTTCACGCAGGACACCACGGCGGATTGGGCACTACGGCTGACATGGGCGAACGGGACAAGCAACGCCAACGTGATCTTTAGGAGACACTACGCTATCGCAGAGGTGCTATGAGTTTTATCCAACGGAGGAGTCCATACTTTGACTTCCCAAGGACGAGTCCATCTGAGGAGGCTCCTTTCCTACCGGATGATCGCGGGCTCATCCTGTATCCCTGGGCTCTGCGCAGAACTAGGTTTTACCCGCACTATGCCTTCTTCCCCCAGGATTTCGATGCCCCTGCTCCTCCTCCAGAGGAACATACGGACTCAGGCATCGTCCTGCGTCCTTGGTCCCTTCGCCAGACCAAGTTTTATCCACAATACACCTTCTTCCCGCAAGATTTTGACGTACCAGCGCCGGTTGAGCCAACAGATGTTAGCATCATCCTGCACCCTTGGACTCGCAGGCAGACGAGATTCTACCCCAACTTTGCCTTCTATCCACAGGATTTCGACGTCCCCGTGGAGCACACGGAGGCTGTGTTTGTCGCCCAGCCGTGGCCTCTACGGAGCACTAAGTTCTATCCGTACTATACCTACCGCCAGACCGATGACGGCGCGCCCACTGAGGAATTCGACGGGCGGACACTCATCCTGCACCCCAAGGATGTCAGGCCGTGGGAGTTTCTGCCACGCTACCTCTACCCGTCCACCGATGTTGAGGTGGCTGCACCCGAGGTCGATACGCCGGTCATCTGGATACCGGAGCGGAGGCAGGGCCGGTTTGTGCGGTACTACCCCTACTACATCTCTGCCCCCACCGACGAAGCGCCAGTCGTGGTGGTTGACGAGGGGGGACTGGTCACGTTCCTGCGGCGGTGGGACGAGGGGTGGTATCGCCCGGTGGACCTACTATTCCCGGGATACGCACAGGATGAGAGTGTTGTCGTGGAAGCCATGAAAAAAGAATGGCGTCGTAGTCATTTATGGCATCGCCACTCTGGGAGTTAGATGGCGAATAACGTCACCAACGATCCCATCATCGTGGATACACCTGGGGCTGGCGTACTCGTCTCCGATCCCATTCGCGTGAAGGGTATCCGATGGGTGGGGGCCACGACGGCAGGGCATCAGGCCATCGTCACGGACAAGAATGACAATCTGAAATGGAAGTCCGTTGCGAGTGGAGCTAACAACGTCGAATCCGACTTTGCCGAACGAGAGAAACTGTGGAATGGCCTCAAGGTGACGACGCTTCAATCGGGAGAATTGCACATTGAACTCTGGTAATTCCATCGTTGTGTGCGTCAAGGTCGGCAATGCCTATGGGCCGGAATATGTCAACCGCCTCATGGGTATGCTGGTGGGCCACACGACAAAATTGCCACGGTTTCTGTGTCTCACGGATGATCCGAAGGGGTTAGAGGTCCCGTATACCGATGTCGGGACGGATCTGCCAGGGTGGTGGGCCAAACTCGTGCTGTTTCGCCCCCATCCGGCCATTGAAGGTAGGCGGGTAATCTATTTCGATCTGGATACGGTCATCATGGGCAATGCGGATTTTCTCTTTGAGTACGACGGTCCATTCTGTGTCATCAAGGACTGGTGGGCGAAGGGATATAACACCTCACTCATGTCCATTGCGCCGAGGTTTGGCAAGGATACGATCTGGTCTCCGTTCCACAGGGAGGCCAAGGCAATCATGGGACGTATGCATGGCGATCAAGATTGGGTCAGTGAACGGGTGAAAGCCGACACATGGCAGGACATTGCCCCAGGAAAGGTCGGGTCATATAAGGCCGACCACCTCGAGGCTGGTCCGAAGGATTTTTCCATCGCGTGCTTCCACGGCAAACCCAAGATGGCCGATTTCAGCGAGGGGTGGGTGCATGCCCATTGGGTTCAAGCAGATCAATGGCTATCTGTGGCCTGAGTGCGACACCGATTGTGCTGCCGTCATCTTTGACCGGGTTGCCGACATGGAGCGGGCCATCCAACATTGTAATTATTTTCGTGTCGTCGTTCAGGCGGGGGGGAATACGGGCGTCTGGCCGAAGCGATTAGGGCAACGATTTGAGGCGGTTTATACCTTTGAACCAGAACCCGACAATTTCTATTGCCTCGTGAACAACTGCCCCGAGGAGAACATCATCACAATCCAGGCGGCACTCGGCAATGAGCATGGGAGGGTTGGTATGGGGTATCCAGAAGGTCGCCGCAACATGGGGGCCTGTAATGTGAAGGGAACCGGCCTGATTCCCACATTACGGATTGATGATTTCCGCTTCGCATATTGCGACCTGATTCAGATGGATATTGAAGGCTACGAGTCCCATGCCATCGCGGGAGCCCAGGACACGATCCATCGCTGTCGCCCGGTGCTGATGATTGAGGACAAGGGCCTCTCAGACCATTATGGTATTCCGAAGGGATGGACCAAGACATTTGCTGATGAGCACGGATACACGATTACCGAGACGATTGCGCGGGATGTCATTATGGTCCCGAGGTGATTGATGCCGAGTGAAACCGACATCCTCAATGCGGCTCTGAGCAAGATCGGCGCGCGGAGAATTACGGCGATGGACGATGACTCGACGGAGGCCAATCATTGTCAGGTGTTCTACCCCCTCCTGCGTCGGTCTCTCCTGCGCAGTCACCATTGGAATTTTGCTGAGACAAGGACCGAACTCGCCCAAGACGCCACGGCACCTGCCTTCGAGTTCGCCTTCAGCTATACGCTTCCGCCCGATCTGCTCAAGCTCAAAGAATACAACGGGGTGAACCTCGATACGTCAAACCTGAGCCTCTTCGAATCCGTTGACCCCTCACGCTACAAGGTTGAGGGACGCAAGCTCTACACGAACGATGGCACCGTCAAGATTGTCTATGTCAAGGATGAGACCGATCCGAATGTCTGGGATGCCCTGTTTGCTCAGACCCTCATTGCGTGGCTGGCGTCCGATCTGGCAATGGCGATCAGCAAGGATAGTCGCCTTTCGCAGCGGATGCTTGAAGAGGCGATCAATCTGCTCTTGCCAATGGCCGCAGCGGTCGATGGGCAAGAGGGCAGCGTGAACAAGTTTATCACCGATGAACTGATTTGGGGGAGATAGCATGACCGTCTCTGCGCATAGCGGAAGAAATAATTACGTCGGCAATGGATCGCAGCTTGCCTTTTCCTATACGTTCAAGATCTTCACCAAGAACGATATTGAGGTCTTGGTGGATGGCGTGACCAAGACTGTTGATACCGATTACACTGTTTCAGGCTTGGGCGTCGCTGGTGGGGGTACGGTTACATTCACGGTCGCGCCTGCAAATGGCAAGGCCGTCACGCTCCTTCGCAAGCAGACTCTTGAGCAACAGAGCGACTATCAGGCCAACGAGGATTTTCCGGCGGAGCGCATTGAGAAGGATCTGGATAAGCTCATCATGGATGTCCAGATGCTTCAGGAGCGACTGGCCCGTGCGGTCCTCTTTGCCAAGAAATCGACATTGGCGAATAAGACCTGTGACGATTTTGTGGCTAGTAAATTTCTTCAAGTGAAAGCCGATCTCTCCGGCTTACAGATGGCAACTGGCGTTTCGGTCGGAACACTCAGCCTTCCCGTCGGTATTTCGGACGGGGGTACAGGATCTACGACGCCATCTGGAGCCCGAGATGCCTTGTTATCAGATGAAGATGCCCGCACGAACACCGTCAAGGTCGTGGCGACGCAGAAATCCACCACGACTGTGACGCCAGCAGTCGGCATCGGTGTGGGCGAGAAATTCCAGGCCGAATCAGCCGACGAAGCCCCATCAGATTTTGGTCAGATAGAGTTTGTAGCATCCGATGTCGGTGCAGGGACAGAGGACACATATTTTCAAATTCTATTGCGTATTGCTGGTGCGGTCCTTGCCGTATCCTACCGATTTGTTGCCACCACAGCCTTTCGGGCCATTTTCTCCCATGCCAACAGTGCCGACCGCACCTATACGCTACCGAATAACAGCGGAACGATTGCATTAACCACCGACATCCCAGCCAGCGGATTTCCGACTGGCGGCATTATGCCATTCGGAGGCGTGTCCGCTCCTACTGGCTTTTTATTGTGTGATGCAAGTTTGTTTGACATGGATTCTCAGGGGAATCTTGCCGATGTCATCAAAGATTTCTATGGGAGGGATACGGGGTCAACCTTTACCGCCGATGCCGGAACGGATGTTATTACATCAACGGCGCATGGTCTGTCGGACACCAATAGAGTTGTCGTATCGACGACAGGAACTTTGCCGGGGGGACTCAGTGTTAATACAATATATTTTGTGAGGGATGTGACGACCAATACATTCAAATTGGCGCTCACATCTGGTGGGGCTGCCATTGACATTACCAGTGCGGGAACGGGGACGCATCGGTGGCATAACCAGGTGAAGGTGCCCGATGGCCGAGGACGAACCTTTGTGGGATTCGACAGTGGGCAAACTGAATTCGACGCCATGGGCAAAACTGGTGGAGCAAAGACACACACTTCAACAATTGCGGAGATGGCACCACACACACACGCGCACGGGTCCGATCCCGTCGCTGGTGGTGCGGCTGGGAGCGGGCTCATGGGTCTTGGCGCTAGTCTGACGACTCAAGCAACGGGTGGTGGGGCGGCCCACAATAACCTACAACCGTACATAGTCGGCAACCACATTATAAAGACATAAGACATATGCCCAAGGCACGACGGATACAAACAAACTTTTCCAAAGGTGAGTTGTCTCCGCTTATTGAGGGACGTCCAGATCTCGCTTCATATTTTGAAGGCTGCAAGACATTAGACAATTGGATTTTACTCCGTCAGGGTGGAGCAAAAAGACGCGCAGGAAGTCGATTCGTTGCTGAAGTCAAAGATTCATCAAAGGATACGATCTTAATGCCATTTGAATCAAGCGTGGACGATGCTTTTGTGCTCGAGGTTGGGCATAGATACATACGATTCTATAAAAACAAAGCAAGGATCGAGGCGGGTCCACCCGTCGAATTGTCAACCCTATACTTAGAGCAGGACTTGCGAAACATCCACTTTACGCAATCGGTTGATGTGCTGTTTCTCTTCCATCCTGACGTACAGCAACATCGTATCAGCCGTATTAACGATACCACATGGTCCATTGCCGCCATCAGTTATGCACCCCCGCCATCCTTTGAGGCGGACACGGACATCTCGGGTGGAACCGCAACGCTGACGCCTGGGGCGACGAGTGGGAACGGAGTCACCTTTACGGCTTCGAGTGCTGTATGGCTCGCCGCTGATGTGGGGCGACAAATTATCTTTGGGGCGTCTCGGGCCATCATCAAGACATTGCCTAGTGGAGGCTCTACGTCGGTGACGGCTGATATTATCGACAATTTCCCTAACACTAACCCTATCCCCGCTGGCCAATGGTTTCTGCGCAATTCTCCGCAGACGACGCTCGACCCCAATCTCAAAGATCCGGTCGGGGCACTGGTCACGCTTGTGGCCGGGGCCAATGCGTTTCGGACTGCTGATGTGGGGAAGTTCATCAAAATATATTCAGGCGTGGTTCGGGTAACGACGCGGAATTCGGCAACTAGCGTGAGTGGCATCATAGAAAGCAGCTTGACAGGTGCCACGTCTGCCGACCCTGCGGCAGCCCCAGCGGGTGCGTGGACACTAGAAGAAGCCTCGTGGAGCGTCGCCAGAGGATTCCCGCGCACGGCAGAGTTTTTTCAGGGTCGCTTAGGCCAAGCGAGCACGGACAGTCAAAAGACCACATTTTGGCTCTCGGCCTCGGATGACTTTGACAATTACGCCGTGGGTACACTGGCCGACAATGCCATTGAATACACGATTGCCTCTCGCCAGTTGAATCAGATCGAATGGATTGCGGACAACGATGATCTCTTTATCGGCACGTCCGGTTCTGAGCATCTCGCCCGCAGTCCACGCGACGAACCCTTGGGGGGCGACGTGGTGCCATTGGTCAAGCGGCTCACGTCCAATGGCTGTGCCGCCATTCAGCCCATCACGCATGACGGTCTGACAATCTTTGTTGACCGCAGCAGAAAAAAGATCGTAAGCCCCAAATTCAACTTTGACCAAGATCGGTTTGAATCCAATGAGCTGACTGACATTGCAGAGCACATTACCGGCACGGGCCTCAGACTTGGCCCGATGGCCTTTCAGCGGAGACCAGATCCCCGCATATGGTTGATCAGGGACGATGGCCAAATGGTTGCTCTGACCTTTTTCTTTGCCGAAAAGGTGATTGGATTCTCGCGGATTAAGACGGACGGAACCTTTGAATCCGTGGCCTCCATTCCTGGATCATCGTCGGATACCAGGGATCAGGTCTGGGCCATTGTCAAGCGCACGATCAATGGGCAAACGAAAAGATACGTCGAGGTCTTTGAGGATAATGCCACCGAGCTTTCTGGGCGACCGTGGAAGGAACTCCATACCGACTGCGCCAAGGTGTATAGCGGAGCATCCACTACGACGATTACTGGCCTGTCGCACCTTGAGGGCAAGACCGTTGATGTCGTGGCCGATGGGGGCTATCGGGGCACCAAGGTTGTTTCGGGGGGCCAAATCACCCTTGATGAAGCCGCAACCCAGGTGGAGGTGGGCCTGCATTACGAGTCAAAACTGGTCACGATGCGCCCCGCCATAGAGGGGTCGGTGATTGAGGGTATGCCCCGCTCCTGGGACAGTCTCTTTGTGCGAGTGAAGGATACCATCGGCGGCAAGATCAATGGCGAATTTCTCCAATACGTTCCCAGCGATCTCGATGCCCTTGGTCTCTTTGAAGGGGATCGCCAGGTCGTGGGCCAAGGCTGGGACATGGACGGGCGTGTGACCGTTGAGCAGACTGAGCCCTATCCCATGACCGCCTTGGCGATCTTCGGTACGCTCTCGGTGGCGGAACGTGATTGATCTCGTGCCTTTCAAAATAGAGCACCTGACACAGATGGGCGTCTCGGAACCGTGGCAGCTGATGATGTGGAAGGAAACGGGAGGGCCAGCCTTCACGGCGATGGAAGGCGACATCCCCATTGCCTGCGGGGGTATTGTCATCGTCTGGTCGGGTGTTGGGATTGCATGGACCGTCATCAGCGATGCGGCACGAAAACACGGTCTCTTGCTGACGAAAGCGGCCCGACGCATTCTCGATGATGTGGTGCGGTCCCATGCGTTGCGTCGCATTGATGCGATGGTCGTGGATGGCGACGAGAGAAACGCAAGATGGATTCAGGTACTCGGGTTTTCCCCGGAGAATGGCAGGGCGAACCGATATATGCCGAATGGAGATGACGCGATACGGTATGAGAGGCTTGCATGGAAATTGTAGCCATTGCGGGACTGGTTACAAGCTTGGTCGGTGTTGCTGGGAGTACCCTGAGCCAAGCGCAATCCGTGCGTGCTGCGTCACAAGCGGCAGAAACAGAGGCGGGTTTCCGGGAGGCAGAGGCGCGGAGCGCGGAACAGGTTGCTGCGGCAGAAGAGGCGCAGGATAGGCGAAGAACAGAACGAATCATTGCCAAACAAAGGGCAATTTCCGCCGCGTCTGGCATTGATATTTCGTCGGGCAGTCCACTCTTGCAGGAGCTAGATGCGGCACGCGAAGCGGAAATCAGTGCATTGACCATTCGCCAACGTGGGGCTGTGCAAGCTCAGGGCCTTCAGGGCGAAGCATCACTGGGGCGGTTTCGTGCGAGAGCAGGAAAACGAGCCCTCACGGGCATTGCCGTTGGAGGAGGAGCCAAAGCTGGAAGCATCCTGACTTCTTGGCTGGAACCAAGGGTGTAAGTATGCCGCGTATTCCGATCCTCACATCAGACATACAACCCAGAGTCTCGCAATTCCCCCGGCGAGTGCCCATTGGTATCGACATTGCCCCAGGGGAGGGATTTGCCGTCCAGGGCTTTGAGGAACTGACCCGCTTCGGCGGAAAGATGGTGCAGATTGCCGACGCATTTCAACGGAGCAAGGACGAATTGGAGTTGCTGAATCTGCGCGGCGAATATGACGGTCAGGTAAAAAACGCAGCCCTTGAAGTGCAGGCTGACCCCGAATATACCGCACAGCCGAAACGCTTTCTGGAGAAAGCCGAAACAATCCAAAAGGATATTTTGGCCAAGACCACCCGAACGCCTGTGCGGCAAGCCCTGGAGGGTTACTTTGGCAAGACGCTTCCGACGCAGATTGTCGAGGTCAAGGATGGTGCCCTCAAGCTCATGCGTCAATCCATTGTAGCGGACATGGACAGGAGCGAGGATGCTTTGAGTCGCAAGGCGGGCGAGGGTACGCCAGACGAGCGAAATGAAGCCATTAAGGAATATGCGGATATTGTGACTCGGAACGAGTCGCGGGGCGTGATTAACCCTATTGACGCGGAGAAGCGGCGCCAGTCTTTTCGAGAAAAATCACTTGAAAGGAATATGGACATTCTCCGGCGCACCGACCGCAAACAGTTGCGCGAATTGGACCGCAAGGGCGCATTTGATGATCTAGCAACCGAGAAACGGCTAAAGATTTTGGAAGCAGCACGACAAGATGAGGAAGCGGAGGAGCGTCGAGAGGAAAGGCATTTCAACAAAGCCAAGGAAGTGGTGGAGCAATACTATTCTTCGCTGGCCAACTTCGGGTCAATCGCTGAATCCGAGTTGCAAGATATGTTGGTCGGCAAGCACCCTTTCATTAGTCCAGACAAGGCCCGCCAGCTTCAGCAAGTGAATGAATCACCCCCAACGGGTCAAGGGAATATACAGGTCAGGACCATCATGCAGGAATACTACTCTGGAGCACGGACACAGGAGAGGATTGACCGCACACGGTCGGAGTTGCGCCGACTTGCGACGAGCCGACCGAGTACGGTCTTATCTAAGGCATTCAATGAACTCCAGGCCGATGAAATGGGTATGCGCGGCGTTCAGGCTGCTGAGATCAATGCGGGCATTCAATGGGCAGGGAACGCCTACGATACGATGGTCGGCCCGATCCTGCCAGGCAAGCTCGGCACCTTTCAGCGCAACCAAGCCCAAGCGGAGAAGGCAGAGATCAATAAGCGGATTCGGGAAGGGGAAAATCCCCAGAAGGTGCTTGACGAAATCCAGAAGCGCAAGGAAGCCGAGCGTGATTTGGTGCCAGAACGGAATCAAGGCGTGATGGAGTTGACCCGATAATGCCTCAGTTGCAGAAACCAGAATCTGACCGGCTTCAGAAGATCCGAGCGATCAGGCTTGAGGACATTGAGGATACCTACCGCAAGGGCTATATCACCGCCCAGGACCGCAATAATCTCGTGCGGGAGAAGGCTCGGGCCACCGTCGGGCAGGTGTTAGAGGATGAAGGATACTTTGGGGCCATCCTCAAACAAACGATCCAGCACCTCAATGATGGGTGGGAAAATCTGAAAGAGTCGTCGATACGGGAACCAACCGGGGATGTGCGTACAGAACTGTATTACGTCGGACTGGCGATGTGGGGCCAGATTCAAATGCTGACCTCGGCGTTCAACGCTTTCGGAGAAGTCACGGGCCAGGTAGCTGAGAACATGTCGCTGCGAGCCGGGGCATCTCCAGGGCTGGCCCGAGCCATTAACATTGCCGTCGATATTGGAACGGGTGTTCTCCCAGTTGGTGCGGCTGTTAAGAGCGGTGTTAAGGGAATCCAGGCTCTTGGCAAAACCCAACAAGCAAAGGCAGCCCTGAAAGCAGAGCAGTTAGCGGGCAAACAAGCCTTGTCGGCCATCCTTGAGGGCCTTGAAATTGATGGAGTGAAGGGCGCGCGGAAGGTCATGGGCGAGGCAGCGGAAGCGGCTGGGAAAGAAGCACCAGATCTCCGGGTAGTGAAAGAAGGCATTGAATCCGTCGCGTCCAAGGCATCAGCATCCATCAAAGATACCTTTCTTTCGGATCTTAGGAAATTTCGCCGCGAGATGGAGAAGATTACCGCTACGCAAGCGCATGAGGAAACGGCGAAACTGGCAGATCGCCTTGGGCTGAGCCTTGACGATCTTCGCAACGTCATTCCCGGTCAAGCCCTCGATGAGAAGCAAATGCTGGCCTATCTCAAAGCCCTGGAGCCGCAGGTGGATACCCTGATTGATCTGGCCCGCAAGACCGTGCAGGAAGGCACGGAAGAAGCGGCAAATGCCCTCGCTCAACACGCCTCAGAGTTCTTCACCCTGGCCCCAGTCTTTCGTTCCGCCGAAGTCACGGCTGGTCGAAGCGTGGAGATTTTGAAAGAAACGCCCCCCATGAAGAAGCTGACCGATATGCTCATGGGCTGGGATGCCGAATCCTTAGCCAAGGGCGACTTTCAGGGGGCCATGAAAACCTTTGCCGAGGACATTGTGTCCCTTGCCGATCAACCCGACAAGATTCAGGCAATGGCGGTCATCAATCAAGGGCTGTGGCATCGGTTCAAGGAAGGCGGCTGGCCCATGATGCGCGAGGCATACATGAACCTGCTCCTCGCTCGTCCATTGACGCAAGTGAAAAACTTTCTGGGCAATAGTGTTGCAGCCACGAATACCATCCTTGAGCACATGGCGGGATCGGCGTTCTCCATTGATAAGCAAGCGGGCCTCGTCGGCAAAGAGGGCGTCTATATGGCCAAGGGGATGATGATGGCCATTGGCGACGGCCTAAGTGCATTCGGCAAGGCGTTTAAGAACATCACGCCAGACGAGGCGAGCAAGTTTGATTTCGTCCCACACAAGATCCCTGGCGTATTAGGCCGAATTATCAACATACCTGGCGATACGATGCGGGGCATGGATAATTTCTTCAAGGAGATTCTTAAGCGCGGCAGCTATTACTCCGAAGCGTTGCGCGATGGGCTGCATAAGGGGTTGGCCGGCAAGGAACTGACCGATTTTGTAGCGCGTCGGGTCTCCAATCCCACCAAGACGATGCTGGATAACGGAGCCCAATTTGCCTTGGAAAACACCTTCCAAAATGAGTTGGGCAAGATGGGCCAGATTGCTCAAAAAGGATTGCAGGCTGGACCATTGGCTCTGTGGTTTCCCTTTATGAAAACGCCCATGAATCTTGCCAAGTATGCGTGGAACCGCACGCCCGGCCTTCAATTGCTCTCTACCTCTCTTTACAAGGACATCATGGCTGGAGGGGTCAAGGCGGATATGGCGATTGGCAGGCTCACCGTCTCTAATCTCATGGGCATGTTTCTCTTTGAGATGGCCAAGGACGGGATAATTACGGGCAGCGGCCCAGTTGATCCAGCATTGAGGCGGGCGTGGTTGGCGACACATCAACCCTACTCTATACGCACGAAAGATGGCTGGATGCCCATTACGAATACGGAACCCGGCACGACCATCTTGGGCATGGTGGGCGATTACGCCCAAGTGATGAATCAGTTGGACGATCCCACAGCCGAACAGGCCGCGATGGCCATTGCGTTTACGATTATGAATGATCTGGCTGATAAGACCTATTGGAGAACGGTCAGCGATCTTGTGGATGTGGCGAGCAGCGCAAAGTACGGCGAAGAACCGATGAAGAAAATCGAAAAAACGCTCATGGCTCCTGTCGTGACGGTTGCAACAGGTGGTCCGGCGGTTGGTGCCGTCACGAGGGCGATTGATCCCATTCGCCGTGAGAGCCGCAGCTTCATGGATGAAATCGTCAGTCGAGTTCCGGGATATTCCAAGACCCTTCCCCCGATGCGCGATGGCTATGGCGATCCCATCTTACCTCCACAGGCCATTGGGGGTGCGTGGCTGGGGATTGCGAGCCCACTAACATTCAAGTCTGAGACGGACGATCCGCTGAAGCAGATGGGCAGTAAGCTCCAAGCGAAGTTGCCCCGATTCCCGTGGACGATTGGCGGCAAGACCCACGATGAGTTTGATTTGCGCCAACCCATGCCCGAAGATCGTATTGCCGTGGAACTCACGCCGCAGCAACGCGACCGGGCTCAGCAAATCTATAAGAACATGATCCGTCATCCCGAGCATGGCATGGAGACAACCTTGCTCAACAATGCAACCTTCCAGAAACAGACCCGAGCGATGCAGCGTGAGATGTTTGAGAGTTTCTTGGCCGATGCGAAATCAACGGCGCTGGATGCCCTGTTAGTAGAAGATCCCCCACTATTCAAGAAGGTTTTGCAATCTGAGGCGATGAGTCTGAAGCCGCTGATGAATGAACAGGATCAGCGCACATTGGAGCGGCAGGTGGGCGAGGCAACCACGTTGATGGAGAGCCTTGCCCCTGAGCAGAGACGGAATCTCATGCGCTGGGGCATCTTGGAGTCACCAGCGGAGTGACTAATCAAAGATGCACGCAAGCACGACGAGAACCATGATGACTGCCAGGAGACCTTGGGCCATGAGCAATATGAGATCCATTCCACACCTCCCTTGGCAATCAAAATATCGTGGCGAAGGGGGGTTTCTGTCAAGTGCAACATTGCTAACTATGGATAAACACGCATGTATTGGTGCCGCACCTGCAAAACATGGGTGAGTCCCAGTTGCACCCTGGAGGCCGACGAGGCGGGCATGGCCTACGTCTGTCGGTGTTCACGATGTCAGGCGATGCTCAACGCGAGATTCGATTTAGAGAAAAGTCCAGATTTCGTCCTTGGGAGCTGAAACGACTCTGGGTGCTCTACGGCGTACCCGTGAAGTCGGTCATGGACATGACGCGATCACTCTTGGATAGCTTTGTTCAACCCGAACCTGGGGGCAATTATATCTACGATGACGAGGCGCATCTGTATGAGCGACCCACGGGGCCGTGACGGATGATCTATATCATCGAAATACGCATCCCTGATGAGTCAGAACATCGCATTGTGGAGGAATCGGCAGACGACTTTCTTTTCGCAGCCAAGCAATTAGCGCGCCGTTGGCCGGGGGTGCATCTTGACCCCAAATCGTGCCCTGACTGCTCGTGCAAGATGGACGTGCGCATATTTTGGAAGGTCTATTTGGCACGGTGCTTGAACTGTGGGACTCGGCAAATCGGGTGGGCGATATGGCAATGAGGGTTAACCCATGTTAACAGACCCAACCCCGATTAACCAACTGTCTATTGATGTCGCTGTGCTCAGAGAACAGGTATCTGCGATGAAGGACACCCTGGATCGCATCGACACGATACTGACGCAAAACGGTCTGGTGGAGAAAGTGATTACCAATCAGGCCAGGATTGAGTCGCTGGAGTCCATGAAGGCGTGGGCCTTCTGGGTCTTGGGGAGTCTCATCGTCGGGGTGATCTTAAGCCTCGTGGGGTTTCGATTGAAATGAGCGAGTGGGTGTTTTGGTTTGTGGCGGGTGAGTTGCTGATGTCTGGAGCGTACACGCTCTATGAAGAGGTCCGCAAAGAATACGAAGATACACCACTCCCACCAGGCGTTTACCGCCTGACGTGGGGATCATCCTAGATGAAGGGAGGTGATGTGCATGACTAAGACAGAAGCGTTCATGGCTGCCTTGCGTCGATTGCTGCGGTTGGTGGCTGCCGGAGTTATCGGCGTTCTCGCCGCAAACATGCCAGGCATTGAGGATCTGTTTAAGGTGATCGTCCCAGATGCACTCTATCTCTATGCTGGGCCGATCTTCGGGCTGATCCTCAACGTCGTGTTCAAGTTCCTCCGGGGCGTGTTCCCAGAGGCAGCTATGGCGAAAGTTTTGTAACAAAGAGACATCCTGTGGTGCCGGGGTTCGAGCCCCCGGTTGGACTTTTAGCCTATGGTGATGTGGACGCTTCAGCTTATTTGGTTAGGTTAAGATGGCTGAGACCAAGACCGCATTGCTCAATCTCATTGAGAGAGTCCAGGCCGACCAGGAGCGTATGCAGGAACTCCTTGAGGCGATGCTGAAAATTCAGTCCGACATGAACCGGCGGTTAGAGAAGTTGGAAGAGAGGGTCTGGAATTGTTTACCAGAATCCTGACCTACTAACAGAAGGTGTGGAATGGGTGATTTGACCAAGGATTTTTCCGTCTCAGAGTTCGCCTGCCCATGCGGGAAATGCGAGCCGCAAATCAGTGCGCAATTGGTAAACTCATTGCAACACATTCGGCAAGACATTCAGATGCCCATCCGAATCACGAGTGGCTTTCGATGCAAAGAGTATAACGACAAGATCGGCGGAGAGGAAAATTCATCTCACACACAAGGCGAGGGGGCGGACATCGCCATACCCAACAACCAGTTTCGCCATCTCTTCTTAAATCAGGCCCTTCAATGGTTTGGTCGGATCGGGATTTATACGAACCATGTGCATGTGGATGTGTCGAAAACTCTTCCTTCGCCTCGTTTATGGATTGGCGTGAGCAAATAGGTAGGATCTCTGGAGGAAATTGTAATGCTAAAAAGGATCACTCGTATTGTGCTCATCGGCACCGCCGCTGTTTGGCTGGTGTGGGATCTCATCGCGTTCAACTTTGGTGGCTTGCCCGCTTCCATCTCTGGCATGGTGCCAGAGTGGGGATGCACTTATCCGCAGATCATTTTCTTGGTGGGGGTGGTGTGTGGGCATCTCTTTTGGCCTCAAATACCACGGAAGCGATAAGTGGACATTTTCTCGGACATCTTAGCAAGCATAGATGCGATAAGCTTCTAGTAATAAAGACTCTGTGGGCTTGGCGGTACCGGACAAAAACACGGACAACTTGGGGGGATAAATGCTATTAGGAACGGGAGTTTTCACGGTCATCGAAACAGTCACGCTGGCTGGATGGCTCGCCCTGGTCTTGGCGGGACAACCGATCCTTGCCATCGTTGTCCTCTTGGTGGGGCTGACAGTTGAACACGTGATTTCATATAACGTGAGGAACGGGCGTGGGCTGCTTCGGTTCGGGGGTCTGCCCATACTCCCCATCCTGCTCATCGCCGCCATTGAGACAGGCACCTGGGCGGGGTGGGAAGCCTTGGGGTCGACGAGTGTTCTGGCGATAGCCGTCTTGATCGTCGGCCTAATCCTGGGCCACGGACTTGAGCTGAATGTCGTCAGACAGCGCGACGCCTTTGAGCGGTACGGACTGCGCCTCGTGCAGTCCATTGACATTACCGCCATCGAAACGGTGATCGGGCTCTTGTGGCGTATCCTGGTCCGCATGGGGCAGCCGATTATCGGGGCGGGGGTGCTAGCCGTGGGGCTGTTTGTGGAGCACACCGTCTCTGGGAAGAAGCGGATATGATCCCCCTTGCTGGGCTCTTGGCCGGCCTTGGGGCCGAAGTCGTTTCCTCAGTCATCAAGGAGGGTGCCCAATGGCTCAAGGAGCAACAGGTCAAAGGAGCGATCGAAGATTCCGTGAGGCTCAAGATTGCAAACGACATGATGGAGACAGCCAATGTGGCGTTACAAATCAAGTCTGCTCTGCTTAGGGATCCTGATGCTGTCGATCGTGGGGTGCTCGTCCCAGATCCGACAGTACCAGTACCGCCTGAACATTCCTAAAATTAGAGTGCACATTTTCGAGTGCCCCTCATTGGGGCCAGGCACCCGCTGTGCGTCAGTGCGCTTGGATGAATTACGCGATCTGATTATCGAACTCAAGACCGCGTGTATTGCACTAGGAGGCACACGAGAAGAGTGTCACATCCCCAAAGACTTACGCTAGTTGTCCTCGCCTGCCTCACCCTCGCCTGGTCCTGGCCCGCCCATTGGCAACCGAACGGCCCGGCACAACGCGCCATGGCTACGATCACCAAGGTCGACAATGGGGACATCTATCGAGGACTATATGTCGTCTACCGGGACGGGACGGCGGTGCATTGGGTGGAGGACGCGCAGGGGGGCTTTCGGCCTATTGTGGTTGATCAGGTCCCGGACGCTCCGTGTGATGATTTTTGGCGGGATATGGCGGTGATTTCAGCGGGACTCGAAAGCGTTAGGCCGAGAGAAGCGTGGGGCGAATCAGAGTGGGTGCTAGGGCCGAGCCAGCATTCGGCGTGTCAGCCGATCCAGGGGGAGCCGGCATAGCTGTTGTCAATATCCCCTGGACATGTTGACAATATGGCCGGTGCCATCGGGTCACAGTGGGAGGTAGGAGCGATGTCGTCGCTTGACCCGTGGCTCATCGGCACCCGGCCAGTGCCGTTTCTATAATTCCCCATCCTGATATTTCTGCAAACACGACAAAGGCGGTTCCCATCGCGTCGAATGTATGTATTCGCCTCATTAAATTCGTGTCCGTTTTTGCAATGAGTTTTTCTGGCATGCATAGCCGTAGCACCAACACCACGAAGAATGTTTTCTTTCCTAGTAACTGGTTCAAGATGGCTTGGATTGACGCAAAGAGGATTTCGACAAAGATGGTCTATGGTCAAACCAGAAGGGATAGGTCCAACCAAAGCCTCATATGCGTATCTATGTGCAAGAACAGATTTACCGTTAATCTCAAAATGACCATACGGACCAGTACTATGACCCGTCTTCTTTGCCCCAGTCCAGATCCAACACGAATCAGTTTTCTCTACCCTGGGCCAGAACCTCTCTTCCGGTGATCCGTATCGGCCCACTAACGATCCCCCCTTTCTACTTTTTTACTCTCAATATACGTCCTTTTTGAGGCGAGAAACGCCGCGGATGGCTTTCTGCCTGTCCCTGACCGTATCTTGGCAAACCTGACGTTCTTTTCGTCTCCAACCCACGAAGAATAAGGGCCTAATCGCTGTTTGGTGATCTCCTTCAGCCCTAGCGATTTGAGCCTATGTTTCACGCGATTTGACGTAGTGTCTATGCGGACACGGCCAGTTTCGTGGTCAATGGTGATGGCGGTCTCTTTGATTTCAGCCATTTATGCCTTCCCCCCAGGCTTGACCTTGGCATACCTTCACAACCTGCCCCTCAATACCGCCCGCTCGACTGCGGTCAGATCCCACGACGCCATTACCGCAAAGAGCATCCCCGATAGACGACGGAGCAGGATCGGGTCACTCGGCGGCTCTGGCGTCCACTCAGCCTCCCACAGGACGTGATAGTTAGACAGGTCCGACTTGGGGCGAAACTGCGGCGGGACGCATGGCACCTGCGCTTTAATCAAATCGCAATTTGGATTCGTGTTGTAAGACACATCATCCCATGGAAAGGTGGATGGGAGCAGTCGAACATAGCGCATCGTAGCTCTGCCACTTATCCAGCCACTATCCATCTGAAATGTCCCTGCGCCGCCTCTTTCTCGACGGAACCAAACATGGGTAGCATCTGCACGACAAATGGCGAGCTTCGGCTGATAGAGGTGATTGCATCCAGCTTGCTTCATTACGTCAGCCAGATCGAGCAGAATCTTGCCTTTTGCGAGTGCCCGATAGCCGACCATGAGGGCGTGATCCTCCTTGGTGAACCGAGCCCTCACGGATGATCTGTAGTGAAGGAAAGCCTCACGCGCCTTGGTTTTGTCCATAGTGATCGTTTGTATATTCATTTTCTCCTCCTTTATGCAGAAATAACAGCTCTCCTGTGCTTTTTACAATACATCTTCCCATCCGCTTCATATATACCCCTAAAGCTACATTGACGGCTCCTGTTGTTATACCAGGGTCGCCGAATTCTGGCTTGACATTGGGAGGCAAAACATCGGCAAGTATGACAATGCTTCACTCAATCCTCCTCGCCTCCAGCCCATCCTTGCCCAATACGATGGCGTAACGCCTAAGCATCCAGGTGCGCCGTTCCCCCTTGGGGCTTGGCTTGGTCCAGACATGGATCTCGGCCTTGCGTCCAGCCTTAATGTATGTCATAAACTCTGGCCCCCCATTGTACGCGATCAGTCGACGCTCAATCGCGGGGTCTGCCGTAGACTGCACAAGGATGTCGTCACTACCCATAATGCGATTGCCCAAGAAAAGCACATCCCCGAATCCAAATAAATCCTTGCGCCAATATCGCATTTTGGGCATCTTGCAACTACGGCACCGATGTTTGCCGATGGGAAGCCACTTCGCCTGTTCTACGTCCCCGACGAGGTAGCCCATCTTGCGACCCCAGACCATCGTGCGGGCTTTGGCCGTCACGCCAGCAGCCTCCCCACCTTGCAGGATTTCTTGTGCCCCGCTTTTTTGTTCCGATCACAGCATATCCATACTTCATCTTTACCATCGCAAACATACATTGTAGCCGTAGCATATGATGAGAGGACTTTCTGCAACGCCTTGATCTTTGCGTCTTTGGTCATTTCTTGCCTCGGGCGTGGATGGCGGCGGCAATTTTGATCCCAACAGACATAGGTTCCTCTCTACCAATAACCTCAACTGCATCTCCGTATGGATCTTCAGCCAAGATGGCACACGCCTCCCGCTCCTCCTCCACGGCGGCACGGATGGCTTTACAAACAAAACACGGCTCAATGGATGTCGTCCCTTTGTACGGGCAATGTGGATCATGCCCAAGAATATCTGGCGTCATCGCCCCCTCCACCCAATGAGTTGCCAAATAACTGGGATAGCACCATAGTAGAGGGCGACCGCCGCACCGATGCCTGCAAGAGTCAAAACAAGAACGCGACCTGCGAATCTCATTGCTTCTCCTGCACAGCTTTAACACCAGGATGGGCGAGGGCTTCCTTTAGTTGATCTAAATACCCTGTATCAAGGTCTGGCATTCGGCAGTAGCGTTCCACCACGAGCGAGGCTATCGCTGCCACCACCCGCAGGACGGCGATCTCGTTCGCATTTGTCTTTAGCTGATAGCCTAGTCGGAGCACATCATTATCGTCTTTAGCCCCATCATATCCCGCCCACCAGGCAACACGAAGTTCGGGGTCTGTGTGGGGATTGGCGTCACGAGACTTGCTGTGGAAGAAGGCTGTAACACCATCAACGGAGGCTTGGTCGATGCCCTGCAACCGCCGCACCTCGGCTATGAGGGCTTGCAACCACCGTGGAGCTTGATATTCAAAGTCCTGACATAAACGGCAACGACAACTGATGGGATGCGTTTCTCGTAACTGCGAGTCTCCCTCAATCCGCTCAAGGTCGGCGTCGTTCATGGCTGCTCCTCTTCAATGCCCCATTCATCGCCTTCGGCATAACAAGACCAGCAGATATCAGGCACAATACTGAATACCTCTACTTCTTCTCCGCACGCCTTGCAAATCATAAGTCCCATGGCTGCTCTACTGAGCAGTTCCTGGATTCTTCCGATCCCTCTGCTGCGCCCGCCAACCGACCCACCACGCCAGCACATGGGCGAGGAGATAGAACGTCATGGCCCCAACGATGCCGCCGACGGTGCCCTCGATGATGTGGCCGAGGATGGCAGGAAGTGGATCGGTCACTTAATGTCCCGTGGCTGATCTATGTCCACATTTGCAGCAGTATTTTCCAGCCGTGTCCTCTTTGCAGTAGCAATGGGCACAATCCGCGCTCGCGCTTGTCTGACCTTGCCACACAATGGTGAACAGGTATTTGGATGGACTCCACTTGAGAACTGGTGTAATCATGACTCACTCCATCTCATCTATAATGCACGGTGAATTCCAGGCATGCGAACGGGCCAGCCATTATTCATCCGCGCACGGACCAGCTAGCTAGGCTGGCAGATTACCTCGGCGAACGCGCCCGCCGCCGTGCGCGGATTCCTTAATCGTCGTTATCGTGTCGTGGTCGTTTCTGACCCTTCTGTTTTTGGGTCTGATTCTGCTGCTGGAATTGACCTTGACCTTGCGATTGCCGAGCCGATCCTCCATCACCACCGTAAGCGTTTACAGAATCATCCTGGAGTGCGAGTCCTGCTCCGATAGCTGCGCCAGCAGCCGCTCCGTTGAAGATTGCTTTGAGGAAGCTCGCAGACGCCCCGCCAAACTCACCGACCTTGGTGCATTTCCCTTGGTCTCCCTCCTTCGGGCATTGCATCACGATTCCGTAGTTGATGTCAGTACCTACGATCGTGTCAGCCTGGAGCTTGACAGCCTTCAAGCGAGATCCGTCAGGGAGATCGTTCCATCCAACCGTGTTGAACGTCGCGCACCCTGTCAGAAAGGCAATGGACAGCCACAGCATCAATCGCACGATCATTCGTCATCCTCCTTCGTATGTTATTTGCGTTTCTCAAAATCCACTGTTTCCGAATAATAGCCATTGGATTCTCCGTACCATCGAATTGTCACATGCCCCCTGTTCGTTGTGAGGTTATAGAATGTCCAAGTAAAGCTCTCCTGATACTCTTTTGTGATGCCAGAAGGATTCTCATTGCTGGTATCCTCCCTTGCGTCGAGAATTGGTGTGCCAATTAAATCCGCTACGTCTCCGCATACGTCCTCAACGAGGACGGATTCACATCAATCCCGTTCGTGGTGCATGTTGAATGCAGATCCATCGGTGCAGTAAAAGACAACCAATTCGGAACCAGCCCCAAGGCCTTGAATAGTGTCTAGTGTTTTTCCAATCAAATTACTAATATTGCCCATTAGTCATCCTCCTTCGTGAATTGTTTGCGAAATGTGACCCCAAGCCAGATCAGCCCGACAATGGAGCCAATGAGCCAAATGGCGATGAGGATGGGGGCGGTCATTTGAGCCTCCGAATATATCCTTTGCCGGGACTGGGATTATCAACAAGCCTTGCGGCTATGAGTGCTTGGCGATGATGGTTGATATGACATGCTCTACATAGCGGCTCTATGTTCCGTGAATCAAGGTTGAGTCTGTTTTCGTCCCGATGATGCAACAGATACGATGGATTGCCGCACCGATTACACTGACCGTTTCTGAGGTCTGCATATCGCTGTTTCGTTCTCCACATCTTTGCTGCTTCGCTAGGGTTAGATTTCACGGCCCACGCATTTCCTCTCATGTCGGGTCGTGGCTTCTTGGCAGCACAACTCCTTGAGCAGAACCTTCTTCCTCGTTTGACCCGAAAGGGCTTGGCAAAGAATGTCTTTCTGCATCGTTCACAGGTAACGGGTAGAAAGAGTGCTGGCCTACCCATAGCATCGCTGCCATTCCCACAGCTTCTTCGCTGCGAGAAACACGTCAAAGAGGCCAGGGTCATCCGGAACGGAGACAACCTCGAAGGCGGGATCATCTAGCGTCTTTGGGAGACGAACGATCCTGCCTTGAAACTCACCAGGGCTTCGATCTAACATCTCAGATCTGGCGATTCGATATGCCCAATTTTGCAAGTACGCCTCTGGCCAGACTTTCTTGCCCGTTTTGTAGTCCACGATTGTTGGTGCGCCCAGATCCTCACCCTCAAGGTCAAGCGTGCCCGCAAATTCGTACCGCTTGCTGTATACGGTTATCTCCGTTTGTATGGGTCGGAAGCCGCTTTTCTTTCTCCAATCCTCCCAAGCCATGTACGCCAGCTCCGCCTCATCCTTCACTTGTGGACGAGGCCCTACCACAAGACCCAATTCTCTCTTCGTGCCCCATTCAATGAGTGCATGGGCCTGTGATCCAATCTCCCTGGCCTTCTCCTTCTCTACTTCTCCAGCCTTCTTCGCCTTGGCAAGATCCTGAACGCTGGCGATGACGGCATCTGGCCCTTCTGGATGCTGGGGGTCTGTAAGAATGTCATGGAGGGCCGCCAGGAGATAGATCCGCTCCATCTTGGCCATCCACGGTCCAAGAGCTGGCTTGGAAATGACAGACAGGATAGTGGTGACAGATGGCAATCGCTGTCCATCTATCTCGTACCAGCGTTCATCCCGAGCCATCAGCCCTTCTCCTTCGCCTTCGCCTTATGAATCTCCCGCGCCTTCTCTACGGTTGGCACTTCATCCCAGGAGGAGTATCCGTGGGTACCGAGATATTCAATGGCCTTGCTCTCGCCGCCGCAGAGCTTGCTGAGAGCTTCCTTAAAATCCTTGCGCCAGCCGTCGCCCGTTGCTTTTGCATCCTGCCTCACCCGTGGGGCGACTGTTGGGGCGGTATTGTCAATTGGCATCTCTTCTGCCGGCGTGGGTTCATACCCCGCAAGCTTCGCCACGAAACCAAACTTGTTCCTATAGGCGCGGCTCGCCGCCCAGGTCTGGGCCGCTGACCGTGCCGCCTTCTCTTGCTCGGAGCCGACCTTGCCACGACAGGGAAAGGCATCGAAGCCGCAAGAGGATTCGCCACTAGATACCACCCTGCCGTCACGGTCCACGATGTTGACCCTGGCCTCGTAGCCGATCTTCTTGTCGGCTTCGAGCCACGGGCGCGTCCACTCCACGATGGGCGTCACACCGCACAGCTCACCCACTACCTGCCACCCTTCGACCTGGAGATATTTCTTGCCTTGGATAAGAGTCGCCATCTTCTTTTTTTCTACAATGTCCATCAGCTTCTCAGCCCAATAGGTGGCGATCTCAATGCGGAGGTCAGCTTGGCGTTTCATTTCTGGCAGATTGGTAATCTGTTCTGGAATGGCGAGGGCTTCCGTCATCACATACACCTCTCTAGCGTTTCATCTCCGTTTGGATAGCAGCGAGGGCATCTCTCACCAAAGAAATACCCGTGATCGAAACACCAACCGACGATATAGGCGTCAAGGACGGGCATCTTGTCCCTCGAATTCCACACCAGAGATAAGTCCGTCATCTGTAATAACTGCTGAAACAGTCCACCCAGCCCTGATTGCAGCAAGCCATTCTTCATAGGTGGCCGTTCGTCCGGCAAAAGCATTGGCATCGTTGTCGGTCAACCACCGCGCCAAAGACTCTGGACTTTCCATGACAGGAGAAATGGGCGTACCTTCTGTGCAGTCCTCATACATCTGATAGTGTGTGCGCTCATCATCAGACCATTGTGGCATTATTGGTAAATTGTAGTGCGGCGGTTGCCCACTCAACCAACCACCCTGCAATCCCTCCTTTACTTCTTCGGGGGTATAGGTGAACTTTTCGTATGTGGGGATATAATTCCCACTAGAATCTCTCGGGTGCCTCCAATCTCGCGGAACTCTCCTAACGGTTCTACCCACGCTGACTCTCCTTCTTTCCCTTGCCAATGCCATACTTCTCTTTCAGGGCAGCGTAATTTTTGATGATGTAGAGGTACTTTTCCCGTGATAGCCCAGTAGCTAGACGAGCATGAGGATTAAACATATTAAAAAGTCCAGACATCTGCACCCTGACATATTCAGCGAATTCCTGCTTTGTCACCTTCACGTCGTCCCTCCTCCCGAAACCGCTTCGCACAGCGGCGACACAGCCCATGCGACACGTCATGCCCAGGCTTCGCTCGTGGTCCTGCAATGCGAAACTCACGGCCATGCCACATCAGGTGCCAGGAACACATCGTCGTCAGCTTCTCTTCGGGCCTATCCCACCGCTTGACCATCTACGTTTCCTTTGCGATGTCAACATCCGGCCAGGGAAACGTAGTTCGCCTCGCCTCTTCGCAGGTATTGACACCTGGGGGAACGCGGAGTGCGTGAACAAAGCCCGTTGATGGACAAATCACCTTGAGGAGATAGATGGGCTCCGCGTCCACGTCCTTCTCAATGCGCCGGAGTTCCATGCCGTTATCAGAATGGAGCAGAGTATTGGGCAATACGGCCATGATGCGATGATACCCAAGGCCCTGGATGAGGACGCGCCGCCGTTCAGCGTTTTTTTCGGTGAGCAACCAGGCGTGATCCCAATGCTCGGAGTGGACCTTGCCCCATGCGTCAGGAATACGCACACCCCGCCAGAAATAATAGCATTCGCCGTTTGGATATTCGACGGCTGGGACTCCATCGCCATGGAGGTCTTGTCCTCGGAAACGAAATAGAGGTCTTTGCATGGCAAAGATCTCTCTCTCTTGAATCCAATAAATGAAGAGACCAGCTTCGAAAGCATCTACAATGGGCATCCATATGGCACGAAGTTTCGGATAGTCTTTGTGATCGCTTAAAGCATTACTGATGGCCGCATCCCAGGCCGCATCCCGGGCCGCACCCCAGGCCGCACCCCAGGCCGCACCCCGGGCCGCACCCCAGGCCGCACTATTGATGCTTTTGATAAACCGCACAGGACGGATAGGTAAATTAAGTGCCGTAAGGTGTGCGGCAAACGCCTGCTCTATGTTCCCAATATCTGGAAGATAGGGTCGCGTCTGATCCACAGACCGCAGCCTATCAATGATCGCCTGTGCTTCCGCGTTAATCAACGACACGATTCCACCCTTCTGGCTGGTATTCGCGTTGCGGTGCAAACTCGTAGAGCGGAAAATCGGTCAAAGGCACGGGGTCGTGATGGGTCCCTGGTATGTACGCAGCACCAGCATCTTTGTGGACCAGTCGTGGCTGTGCCGAAATCGGTTTGACATAGATGGTCCCGTCCTTTTCGTACAGCTCGCAGTCTTCGACTTCATGCACATGATTGGTGACCTCGCCCCGTGCAAGGATGGTGTGGTCCAGCCTCCGCGCACCCTTGGGCAACTCTTGGCACCCCGCAAGAAACACATCACCTTGTCGATAGACCTTTTTTGTTTTCATGCCCGTGATCTCCTTTCTTTAATTGCGTGACTGAAGTGACAGAAACCCAAACCACCTTAAGAGCTTAACGTGTGGCCAAAAATACCCCTGAAGGATCAACGCCTTCACGGGGATGGCGACTAGTCGCATGTTGCCTCCTCTCGATGGTCCTGTGTCTGCCGCAGCTCATACGCATCGGCATCTTCAATGAGCTTGAACAGGACATCCTCAACCATGATGGTGATTTCTCCAACCGACCGCGTATAGCCGTCAATCCGCTCACCCGTAAGCTGATCACGGATCTCCAAGTGGACGCGGCCATGATCGGTGAGGCGGAGGATGTATTCGCGCTTCATGTAACCCTCCCTTGTGCCCCCAAATATAGTGCATCTCCGCAACCCTTGTCAAGGGGAAAGGTTGCACATTCGCAATCTTTTTTGCGTAGATGTAACCTAGTGATTGTACGGGGGGCTAACGCTCTCTTCGGGTTTTTCGCCTGATTTGGTTGATGTAGCGGGAGAGCTTGGTGATGTGGGAGAACATGCCGACGAGCTGATCGGGGTTGCCGTGGCGGAGGATAAAGATTAGTTCGGACACAAGTGTTTCTTCGCGCTCCTCAAGGTTGCCGTGTTCCCCGATAAGGCGTCCCCACGAATCTTCTCCTGGCAGAGTGCCCCGAGAGGTGTCGAACCAATACAGCACGGGTACGCCGAGTTTTTCGCTAATCTTAGCGAGCGTGTCGATGGTGGGGCTTTGCGATCCCTTGATGATCCGCTGAATCGTGCTCGGCTCGACCCCCGCCTTCAGCGCGAGTTGGCGCATCCATCTCGGCCCGTATCGGCGCGATCCTAGCTCCGTTAGCTTGGTTACCAAGTCGGATCGCATAATGTGCATTTGCGCACAACGCCCCTATATAGTCAAGCGGAATCGGGCTGTTGCATGCACGCCAAAAAAACCATTTGACAACGGTGCAGACTCGCAATATATTGGGAGCATGGCAAAGCTGACGCCGCTTGCAAAGAACCTCCGCCGTCTCAGGGAATCCCGCGACTGGAGCCCGCTCGATGTGGCGAGGGAATCGGGTTTGGCGCACACGACCATCATCCGTATTGAGTCGGGCGAAATTCGCAGTCCACGCCTCCGAGTGCTGGAAAAATTAGGCATCACATTTGGCCTATCGGTGACGGAACTCATCACGGTCGCGTCACAATCACGGGAAACACATACTGCTTGATGGCTTCCCCCAGGGGGATGAGTAGGTAGAGGATGCCGCCCATCAGCAGCACAGCCGACAAACCAATGAGGCAACACAACAGCAGGAACCCCAGCGAGCGCAACGCCGCCTTCATGGCCCCTCCTTACCCCCAGGTAGCTCCTGGTGGGGACACCGTGCCCGGGCAGCACGTCGGGGGGGCTTTCCTTGCCCACACCCAACCCGGAGGGCGTCATGCATCCACTCAACGGCAAGAAAACCGAAGTCACCCATATTCGTCTTTCCTCGGATCTTCTGAACATGGCCCGTGGGTATCATTCCTGGCGTCGCCAAACCCATCCCCGTCTGACCCTCCAAGCCGCCCTCGGCGAATTGCTCTATCAGGGCGTCATGGGGTTTCAGGCAGTCATGGCTAGTATCGAGCGCCAAGGGGCGATCGAGCAAGACAAAGCGTGTAGCGAAAACGCGGACTTTGCAACAAAATTGCTCGGACCGCGAGGGGCTGTTGAAACTCAATATCTCTAAGGGGTTGCGCGTTGAGAGACTTGACGGGACCGACCGATCAGGGATACACTCAGCCTCCTTTGGAGGCCGACGTGCTGCCGCACGATCTCTTCAGCCAATACCTGACCCACATCCAACATCGCCGATCCCCGCTGACCCATGTAGCCTACACCTCCGACCTCAAGACGTTTCAGAAGTTCCTCGAGGCCGCTGGGCTCAAAGCCCGGAAGCGGGAGATCAGTCCTGCTCTCTTGGACCACTACCTCGCGTGGCTGAAGGGGTGCCAGTTTGCGGACGGGACGATCCAGCGACGGCTGCAGGGGCTCAAGTCATTCTTCCGGTGGGCGGTCAAGCGGCGGTATCTGCGGGACGATCCATTCATCCATTGGGAGCTGCCGCGGGCGAGACAACCCCTGCCGAGGCCGCTGACGCCCGAGGAGGACATGCGGCTGTTGGGGATCCTTGGTGCCCCTCACAAGACGAGCTACCGAAGGACGGTCATCGTGGCGATCCGCCTGGCACGGTTCGCCGGTTTGCGCCGGAGCGAGTGCAACGCCCTGGAGTGGCAGGACGTGGACCTGGTGAAGGGGATGCTGATCGTGCGCCACGGCAAGGGCGACAAGGACCGCGCCGTGCCGATCCCGGACGCTGGGCTCCGCCAGCCGCTCCTGGCATGGTGGGAGGCCGCCGGCAAGCCAGAGTCGGGCTGTGTCCTGACTGGCTTGCGACACCGACCACTACACGACAGGGCGTTAAGCCAGAGCATCAAGCACGTTTATCGCGCTGCACGGGTTGCGGACGCTACCTTTCACACACTCAGAACCACCTATGCGACCCGCCTCTTGGAACTCGGGGCCGACATCCGCACGATTCAGGTCTTACTCGGCCACGCCAGCCTCAACACGACGATGCGATACTTGGGAATCACGGACTTACGGAAGCGGGAGGCGGTGAATCTGCTGGACAGGGATGTGACCTGAACGGCTGTATCGTATCTCATGTACCAACCTCGGAAAGTCCACATAATCACAGCATAAAACCCACGCAAAAACAATCCCTCGGTCATAAAAAAGGCGGAGAACTATGATCCGCCACGGCTTTCGTCTCTCTAAAATGGTCAAGGCGCAACGAGAGAGAGGCGAGCTACGCGGTGGGGGCAAGTTGGCCTCACGGCGGCGGCTGGAGAAGGTGTGGCGGGAGGCAGATCGTGGCCACCGAAAACAAATATGACCTGACCATCACGCTAGCACTTACCAAGAAAGACGTGAGCCGCGCTGATGCCGTACACGCCGCCCAGGACATCCTCAACGCCCTCGGCGTGAGTGAGAATGGCATACATATGACCGTTGAGGGGCCGACGGTGTTACGCCAGTTACGGTCCAACACTCAGACGTATCTGGATGAGTGTGAGCGCACCGCCGCCGTCCATGCCCAGACCAAGGACCTCCTCGCCACAGCCCGCACGTTGGGCATCGCCCGTCAAACCGTCACCGCGAGGTTGGAACGATGGCAGCAGCTACAGCGAAAGAAGGCTCTGCAAGGCGCATAGAGACCGAAACGGCATTCAAATCGGAACTGTCGCTCTACCTGCAAGAACGGGTGAGGGCGCGCAAGGCCCTCTTGGCAACCCAGAACAAGCAATTACTTCAGACATGGGCAAAGATGAGTGGGTTGAGACACTGGCACACGTCCAGCGGGATTGTGGTTGGACAGCGGAGTCAGGGGTGTCCGTTGTGCCAATGAAAGGATAAGATGATGGCAAACGCACCGAAATATGCGCGCACAACACACTCACTAAATGTAATGATAAATCCAACAATTCATGCCGATCTTGCCGAATTAGCTAAAACACAGGGAAGAAGCATTGGTGAACTAATGCGAGAAGCCATTATAGCCATTTTAGATAAATACAAAAGCGGGAATAAGTTTGAAAAATTAGATGTAGCACAAATTGTTGGTCGTGAAATTGAAAGGCATGAGAATTATCTCAAGCAAGAGGTAAAGGTTGAACATGAACATTGGACAAGGTGTGGTCCCGATTGTGCGTGTGGGGGAAAATAGGATGCCCCGTATTCGACGGTGGTTCCACGTCTCCCATGACATCAATAGTGACCCCGAGGTGTGGGAGCTTACAGAACGATTTGGGGACAGGGCCTTTAGGGTTTGGGTGGAGATTTTGAGTATAGCTGACCGCTATGATGGGCTAGTACCAGGGGAGAACAAGTACCTTAGTAGTGCCCTAGCAGGCAAGTGCAAGACCAAAACTAAGACGGTAGAAGGCATCTTGAAGTATGCTGCTGACAAACAATGGTTGGTGTACGACCCATCTAGAAGAGTGCGTAATCATCTGAAATATAGGCCCACTCGGGGTGATAAACAAATCCCAGAAGGGAAATTAACAACATCCCCTCCTCTCCTACACACTCCTACACACTCCTCTAAGAGAGACAAAAAAGAACTATTGTCCGGCTCTGAAGATCCGAACCGGACGATAGCTATTTCGGTGCTCTCCTACCTGAACGAAAGAGCCGGGACAAAATACCGCATCAACGGAGGGAAAAGCCTGTCCCACGTCATCGCCCGCATCCATGATGGCTTTGGGCTCCCCGACCTCAAAGCCGTCATTGACTTGAAGCTCGGGCAATGGGCGAACGACGCCAAAATGTGCAAATACCTGCGCCCCGAAACCCTCTTCGGCTCCAAGTTTGAATCCTACCTCAACGAAACGATCATGGTGCGGGAGGAAGATCCGAACCCATGAAGTGGGATGACATTGCCCGCAAGGTGCTGGGGAAGGCGATGCTGGACAAGGGGGCCTTGTCCCTCATGCTGCGTCACGCAGAGCCGAAAGATTTTCCCCAGCGATACCGTGCCGTCGCTGTCGCTATGCGAAACTGCGCCCTTGAGGGCACGCCAATCGACGTGGCTGTATTGACCGACGCGTACCCTGAGCTGTCGGAGACGGTCATGGACCTCGCCATCGGGGAGTTCACGACGGCGGATCAGTCGTACTGGATTCAACGCCTGCTGGAGTGTGAACAAGAGGAGCGAGCGAAAGATGCGGTCGGTCGGATGCAGGATCTGTTGCTGAAGGATCAGCGGCCCTATGGCGCTAAGCGTACTGAGATGACAAGGACATTCACCGAGGCTGTCACAGTTAAGGATGCCTCGCGGCTTATTGCCATCAGCCAACCGATGGAGACGGATAATAGCTTCGGTCCCTTTGTAGGCTTTGCCCCGTGGGACGACATTGTGAACGGCTTGGGCGAGGGGCGTTTGCATGTCTTGGCCGGCCGGCCTGGACGCGGAAAAACGACGATGGCGGTGCAATGGTCCCGTATGGCGACCTGTGCCTCGGTGATTGTGCCTCTGGAGATGGGACATCGGGATACGGCAGTCCTGGCGGCACGACAAGGGACGTTGCGCGATGACTGCTATGTCTTAACCGATCCTGTCACTATCTGGGCGCAGTTGCGCTTTGACGTCGCCTGGGCGGTGCAAGCATCGGGCGCAAAACTTGTGGTCTTTGACCACTTGGGTTATCTCAAGCTACCAGCACCCAAGACACAGAATCGCGTCAGTGAAATAGGCGATATTCTCCGAGCCATTAAGCAGCTCATGCGGGAACTGAAGGCGTCGGCGGTGATCGTGTGCCAGCTCAATCGGGCCGTTGAGGGGCGCAAACTTGAGAAGCCGGAACTGTCTGACCTCCGCGAGTCTGGGGAAATCGAACAAGAGGCCGATACCGTGACCTTCTTGTGGGCGAAACGCGGCCAGGAGTATGAGCCCGAGGCGAAATACTGTCTGACGGTTTCGAAGAATCGACACGGCAGTACGGGGGGCAAAGAGATTATTTTCAACAGGCCAGAGCGCAGGTTTGAATAAAATACAACAGGGCCTAGCCGAGTGGGGCCAAGCCCTGAAGGTGGAGCTGGAGGTGCCGTTTTAGGATTTATCCTATGGCGTCGCCGCTTTTTTTATCGCCAATCGCCAGCCCTCGCGCACGAGCAAGCATTGGCGATCATCCATGACCTCGATAACGTATTGGTGGCATTTCGCGCTGATGGTTCCTCGGGATGATGCGATACCCGCTCGCCGAATCTCTGCATTAAACGCTCGACCGACAGCAATGTCCCACTGTTTGTAAGTGATAATTTCCTTCACTGTGGATTGGCCAATCATTTGCTTTCTCCTTTCGGCTCCGCCCACTTCGGGCTCTTACACTTCGGGCACAGATACACCTTGTCTCTCCGTGGCGTCCAGGCGTGGCCGCAACGGGTACAGGTGAGGGAGGGGAGGCTAACTTGTTTCATGGCCGACCACTTTTTGCAAGTGGATAGACCGACTTGCCGTTGTATGGCAGCATTGGAGACATGTCTTGCTTGCAGTTATCACAGACGCAAGGGTACAGATGTCCATGGCCTGTCAACATATAGGCGTCATCAAGATTGGTCGTAGAGTTACCGCACAGGCAGAGATAGTGCTTTTCCATTTTTCCCTCCTTTCACCCCCCAATATAACTACGGATAAGTAAGGATTCAAGTGTGTCAATTCTACATAGGCAAATTATTTTCTTGACACAAGCTATTGAATTTGTTACTGCTCAAAAAGGCTCTACACAAGGGGTTGGTTGCGATTCTGCAACAGCGCAAGAGAGCGTGGGGAAGCAGTTTTGATACACCCATCAGAAACATGTCAAGTAAAATATGGTCGGTCTCTTTCAAGGATAATCGCTACTTATCACTTGACCCAGACGCGCATCCCCAAATCACCCCTACACTCTAACCAGTCACGCATCAGCAAGAGCGTGAGGCTGAGCACAAAGCATACCGACGTGGATGGAGGTTCAGAACGATGCCGTTGACTAGTGAGGCGAAGAAAGAGTATCAGCGTGTGTATATGCGTAAGACACGCCATGCGATTGCCAAGGCACGTCAACAGGCATTGGCGGTGGGGAAAAGATTGAGTGGTGCGGCCCTGACCTCTGTTGCGGGCAGTAATGTGGCTCAGGAGATGCTGCGGGATGCGTTAGACCAGCACGGATTGAAGATTGGGCTTACGCTGAACACGGTGAAAGGGTTGCATGAAGCGGAAAGGCCGTATGGGAAAGAAGCCGTACCTGGGCCAGACAATGATGCGAGAGCTCGTGCCTGCGATTTGGCGATCCGGCTGCATGAACGTGCAGGCACCATCCCCGTAAAGCCACAAGAAGAAACACCTAATCGGTCAGGTCGTGTGGTGCTCGTGCAGATTGACGCTAATGGGACGGAAAGGCGCATTGAGATCGGGTAGAACCACAAGGGGTTGTGGTGGACCAGCATCTGTGGTGTCTCATAATCAGGCGG